TCATTACGAAGCGAAAGGATTCCGTTTGATACGTCTGTCTTTAAGCCGTTTCCTGAAGGGAATGACCCGTTTGTAAGATCACCCGCAAATTCAGCGGAGCCACCGGCAAGTATAGATGTTGTAATTGTGCCTGATGAATTTAAAACACTAAAAGCATTGTCTCCGTCTGCCCTAGCGCCATTTAGATTAGCTGTAATGAAGCTTCCAAATGTAGCGGAGCTAGTCGCAGTGATGCTGCCGTTTGCTGAGATTCGAAAACGCTCGGTGTTGTTTGTCGATATAGCAATAGGTGCATTTTCGCGTTGAGTAATGTAAGCACTAGAGTTATCCGTTCCGATACTAAGACCGTCTGTTACAGTATCACCGTGACCTGATGTAGACATCTGCAAGAAAACTTGGCTACTGCCGCGCAACTGCAACGGATAACCAGCCACAGACGTAAATGGAACCCTACCAACCCCAACATTGCCCGAGCTGTCGATTCGCACCCGTTCAGTGTTGTTTGTATTAAGCCTTAGATAACCATTTTGAGTGTTAATAATTGAAAGATTAGTTGCATCAGCAAATAAATAACCACGCTCTGTTCCATTTATGCCCCATTGAAATTTAAAATCGTTAGTGCCGTTAAGGGTTAAATGACGGCGATTAGCCACATTGCCACCAAAAGGAGCAGTTGTTCCTATCTGTACGTCACCCGAACTGTCGATTCTCATCCGCTCGGTTGGTGATGACGCACCATCCGCAGTAGTAGAGAACGTTAGGCGAGTTGGCATATCGTTAGCGCCAGGTGTTCCGTCTATTTTTGCTTTTATTTCGGCACCAATAACAAATTCTGTTCCATCATTACCTTGGAACGAAATAGCGCCAAGATCCTGAGTTGAAGAAACAAGCGCATTTGATCCAACAGAAGTTCCTGCTGAAGCTCCAAGAACAATGCCGGGGCCTCCCCCGACGTTGCTATTACGAACAACAGAGAGTCCCGCAGTGTTGTCTGCTGTTTCAACTTGAAAAGGTCTTGTAGCGGTTGTGTTAAAAAAGTTTGTACGCGCAGTAGATGTCCCCACTAACAGCCTGCCTGAGCTGTCGATTCGCATTCTCTCTTTAAAGGTTGCATTTGAATTACTAGTGCCACTGCCAAATACGATTCCTCTACTGAACACAGAGCGAATAAGTGATGTACCATCTGCCTGCATCATTAAACGCAAGCCATCAATACTGTTACGAATACGAACTTCTGAATCAGAAGCAGAGTTCACAAGAACGTCTAAGTTTGCACTCGGATTAGAGCTGCCGATGCCAACCCTGCCAGAGCTGTCAACAACAACTCGCTGCGCACCACCAGTCGCTACCGCAACAGAATCTCCTCCAGGAGACAATAATCCTGTATTTGTATCGCCGCTAAAAAATACGCCAGGTGCTGATGCAGTACCTGCAACAACACCCAACGCACCAGTCATCGTGTCGCCAGTGTGATTTACAAACTCACCGGCTTGACTGCGCCATGCAGAACCGTCGTATATCTTCAGGTCATAAGCTCCACCAGTCGTATCTAACCACTGTTCTCCTTTCTCATTACCTTGTCGGCCAGATACCGTTCCAGTTCCTGTAGTAGTCCCTGTTGCTGTGAAAACAGTGCCAACGGTATTAGCTGACGCTCCAACTAACGTAAAATCAGAATTTCCTACAGTAAGAATCTGATAAACAGTTCCAGTAACAAGTGCTGTGGCAGCAAGGCTGTCTGGTGAAGAATTTGGAGCACTTGTTCCAATATGAACAGGACCAACCTTTACTAAGTCACCGTTGCTGTCTTTAAAAAATAAACCAGGCGATCCCTCGTTCGTGTTAATAGCAATTTGCCCTGCCGACATAGCAGTCGGGATAGGTCTCTTGTGTGCGGTGCTGCTACGAAGGTGCTGGAGAGCCATCCTTAACGCCTATTGCTAGGCCGGAAATAACTCTCTTATCTTACGAGACTCAGAATGTCCCGTCATCTAGCTGACTAGTCAAGGCAACTGTTCCGCTGTTATTGGGCAGTGTGATCGTTCTATCAGCAGTGGGATCAGCTGGAGAAAGGGTAGTTTCAAATGCGTCATCCGTTGGTCCTTCAAACACTAGAGAACCAGTATTGCCAATCATCACTTGACCGCTAAAAATGCCTCCTGCCTTAGGCATTGCCAATGCGGCAAGGTCATAAGCGGTTTTTACGCCGTTTGGTGTTGCAGCGGTTGTAGTACTAGAAGAGGCAACTCCATCCGTAAGCTGTAATACACCAACTGCACTTGTAGTGCCGGTGCTGACTGTTAGCGCTGGAGTTGTAGTGCCATTAGTAACACCTAATGGCGCAGTAACAGTGACGCCAGTAACCGTTCCAACTTGATTAGCAATCCACTCAAGACCAGTTGTTGTGCTGCTATTTGCACTGAGGATGTAGCCGTTTGTACCAACCGTTAGCTTGTTTAAAGTGGTTGATGCACTAGCAGCAATTAAATCGCCCTTTGCATAAGAAGCAATATTTGTACCGCCTCTCGCAACATCAAGCGTACCGCCTGTCATGTTGTCTACATCGCGGCACTCATTGCTAACTTCCTCTAACGCAGATTGAACGTTAGTAGAACCAAGGTTTGCAGCAGGGCTAAAAGCAACGTTATTAGCCGTTTGTGCTGTATAAGTGCTGCTAACGTCAATTTCAAGCCATGCAGTACCTGTAGACAACAGCAAATCAGGCGGGGCAAGAGCAACAGTTGGAGCGGGTGACGTTCCAGTGCCTGGCTCAGAAACTACTAGGTAATAATTGCTGTTACTGCTGCTTGGAGAAGGCAGAGCGTTTCCAACACTTAATCCAATAGCAGATCCATCATTAGTAACAGAAGCAACTTGATTTGTGCTTGCGTCATAAGTACCAGCAAGAATAATTGCGCCTGCTGAGATACCAATTGACTGCCAAACGTTTCCATCCCATAGAAAGAAATTTTTGTCTAACGGGTTAAAATGAAGCTGTCCTGTAAATGCAGCGATTGGCAAAGTTTCACCAATTGATGCTGTTGATTTGTTTGCGAGCTTGTTAGCGGTTACAGCTCCTGCGCTAATAAAATCACTGCTGAAGGAGCCAGTGCTGATTTTTGATGCATCAAGGCTAGGTATGTCTGAGGCGACAAGATCAACCGCACCTGTTATTAAACCTTGTGCGCTAAATGAAATACCGCTCTTTGTTGCGGCAGTGACTGTATTGTTTATGTTTAGCGTTCCGCTTGACACTGCCAAACCAGATCCTGGCTGGACAATTCCCTTTGCTGAAGAGGTTGCATCAGGTAAATCAGCAGGCAAGAGTGCCCTAAATGTTGGTGCTGCATCTGATCCAGAAGCAGGGCCGACAAATACAGCATTTGCAGCCTGTGTATCAAGTGTTAGCGTTATATTTGCTGTAAAATTATCAGGATTATTTACTGCAATCGATAAAGGGGTTGATTCAGTAACTGTGACTGACTGAATTCCAGCTTCTTGTACCCAAGCTGAGCCAGTCCAGCGATAAGCAAGGCTAGATCCTGTGTTGTACCAAGCTTGTCCAACGTAAGCACCAGTTCCAGAAGGAGAAGCTGTGCTTACGACACAAGTCGATTGGTCTCCCAATTTGTCTTGGCTAACAGCTGAGTTATTGAGCTTTGCTGTCGTTACTGCGCTTGACTGAATATTTGAAGCAGCCACAATATTAGTGGCTAGTGTCGTTGCAAAAGATCCAGTCCCAGTTCCTGTTACAGCGCCAGTTAATGTAATAGTTTGATCACCCGTATTAGTACCTGAACTCGTGCCAGAGAAAGAAGACCCATCAGTCCAAGTCCCATCAGCAGTAGCAAGATCACCTAGGCCTAAAGTTGTGCGTTGCGCTGTTGCATTAGCGTCATCTAGCAATGCACGACCTGCAGCAGTACATGCAATTTGTTCAACTGTTCCACCTCCAGACGTGCTGCGACCAAGGATTACGTCTGTAGTAGTTGTATCTTGAATCTTGTCATAAGTAACAGAATCGCTAGCAAGCTGCGAAGTGCCAATAACTCCTGCTGCAATTGAAGTCGTAAACGATCCAGTTCCTGTACCTGTTACAGCACCAGTGAGCGTGATTGTTTGATCACCTGTGTTAATGCCGCTAGTCGTTCCAGAATGAGTGCCACTGAAAGTGCCACTTTGCGTTGCAAGTGTTCCTAAGCCAAGCGTTGTTCTTTGTGCAGCAGCGTCCGCATCGTCTAGCAATGCACGACCTGCGGCTGTCAATGAATAAGCAGCATATGTATCTGTACCTGTTAGATAAATACTCTGGTTGGCTGCAGTGGTAAGACCTGAAATGCTTTGCAAGCCAGCGTCATAAGCCTGAACATCTGCTCCAATCTCAACACCAAGATTTTGACGTGCAGCAGCTGCAGTAGAAGCTCCCGTTCCACCGTCTGCAATCGTTATATCCGTGATGCCTGTAATTGTGCCGCCACTAATTGCGGCACTAGAAGAATTTAAGTTTGCAGTGACTGTTCCAAAGGTTACGCTGTCGTTTGTATCAATGCCAAGCGTTGTACGTTGAGCAGCTGTATCGGCATCATCAAGCAACGCTCGACCTGCTGCTGTACAAATGATTTCCTCGATAGGACCTGCATTTGCCGTGCTTCGACCGAGCAACCGATCTGTTGCCGTGACATCTTGAATCTTTGCATAAGTTATTGCATCGTCTGCGACAGCAGTACTGCCAATCTTGGAAGCACTGGCTTGATTCAGCTTGCTTAGAGGAATAGAGTCTGAATCTATTAGGTCTAAAGCACCTTCTACCAGGTTTTTGACGGTAACCTTTTTGGTTTCTGAACCGCTGATATCAGCGATAGCTAAGACATCAGAAGCTGCAACGCCAGCCTTGGACAACTCTGTGAGTTGCGTAATCCTTTGGTCAGCCAAGGCCTTACTCCGTTGACAGGAACATTTGGTCCCAGTTTAGTCCGTTACTTCCTGAAGAAGGAAGTCCAACCCCTGCTCAACCTTGATTCGATCGTCATCCTCCTTAAGGATGTACTCAGAAGGCTTGCCAATAATTAGCTTGATTTCTTTTGTTGTGACAAAATCAATGGTGCATGACACCAAGCCACCTGCTTCCACCGTTATTCCAGTAGAAGTCGTAACAGCGGTAGTTTGATAAAAAATATTCGGTTGAGTAGCAACAACCTCTTTATCCGTAAGGTACAAAGCAATATCAAAGGCACATCCAAGGTCAAGACGCTGAATAATTTGCAACATGATCATTGGTGCTTCAATAGCAGTTCCCGTTGCATAATCAAAAGCGCATTCAATTCGACCGCTTCCACTAATAAGTCCTGCGCTATGCTGTTGTTTATACTTGTCAGACAGAGTTGTAAGGTCGACGGAATCACGCGAAGTATTAAACTCGTAGCTTGAAATGTTTCCGACAATATTGAAACGAGTATCCCTGACTGTAAATTTAACTATTATCGGTTCCCCCGCAAACGCTTGCAAATCAATTTCATTGGCTCTTGTGTTATTTATTGAGTCTTGAAAAGTATTGAAAAAACGCAAGCCCCCTGCCTCGTTTACATTTATATAGGCACTGAACGCATCTTCAATGACTCCACTGCTCCAATTAGATGCCGGCACAAAAGCTATCCCACGACTATCTTCTGTCGAGATATCGACACGATCGCCAGTAAATAAATTATCAGTAGCGTTGTCAACCCCCAAACGCTCTAAATTAGTATTCACGTCGTCAGGGCCAATAGACGCCTCAACGCTGCCGATAAAAACATCAGTGCCTCGACGCAGGCGAACGTTACCGTGTTTGCCGAGGTAAAAAGCCATTAGCTGATTACTTCAGTAAATTCACCGTCAACTGTAAAATTAATAGGGACTACACTTAACTCGCCAGTGCTAACAGATACGCTGGCGGAAGTAATGTAAGCGTTAAATTTAATATCGTCGGCACTGCCTCCACCTACGTTTAGCTCAAGAGAGACTCTGTCACTTGTAGTGATGACGCTGGTTTTCATTATTTTTGCCAGCAAGGCCGTGAATTCAGTCAATGATGTACTTTCTCCAGATTCCAGCTTGTAATACAGTAATGTCGCACTACCCGTTGCTCCTTTAGAGCCTGGTACGAATGTATTGACGCCACTATCAATAGTGTTAGTGCTGATCAGCTCTACTGTTGTTTCAAGAGACCAGTCCCGAATTTTTGCTACAGGCTTGCCGTTGAAAACAACTGAGCCAGTGCGGCCAGTGAAAAATCCCATTGGCTTGGCCTGAACATTGCTGTTATCTTAGCTTACCTCAAACTTGTCGCTACGAAAGTCAGCTATTTCTGCTCGTATTTTTCCGCTTGACTCAAAACAAGGGTACTCAACTGCTTTAACGCTCAGCTCGCCGTCCCCCTCAATTTCAAGTTCAGTAACCCTGAAAACTCGTTTGTTTGGCTTTTCGTTGCCCATAACAAACATCCAGCCTTTGTAATCCGTCAGGCTAGAGGCTGTGCTTAACTTGCCTGAAGAGGTTGTGACAGAGACAGAAGCTTTGCTTTCTACTTCTCCGGTCAAAGGCTGGTATAGCAAGAAATTAAAGTTTGCAGTCCCAACATCTTGATGATCGTTCAACGGTGAATTTAATTCACCGTTTTCCATCACAATTCCAGAGGAGTACTTATCCCAAGTTTTTAGACCAACATCTACATAGATAAAAGAACCAGGCTCTAAACCTGCCTCTGAAGGCAATGTTTTGAACTCAATACCTTTTCTTACCTGTCTGCGTTGATTGCACAACAGTTTTGCAAACATTATTGCTTGCTCTCGTTGCGTAACAAACTGACTTAAGTCAAAGGTCTCCCTAACAGCTCTGTCGTCAACACCCTTGAGCCTTACGTCTACGGTTCTATTTTTGTTAAAGACTTCCTGCTCTCTAAACTCTCTGTAGACAACAGATGCAATTAGATCCTCGGTGTTTGCCCCATAACTTAAAAATTCTTCTTTATAAGAGCCTTCAAGGATGTTGCCACTAGTGAAAAGTGCCGACACCTCGACTTCTATCGGCGTCCCGTCGTCAAGACAAGCCTTGCCACTTTTATTCACTGGAAGCGCAGGGACGAGCGTGTCCTTGCCATTCTTTCGTGCCAACTCAAGCAGGCTGAAAGGTGCTGCATTAATCCAAAATTCCCGCCATGATCCCGCATCAGCAATAATCCCATCCATAAACATAGTAACTTTATCTGCACCGCTCTCCTGCCTTGGTAGATTATTGTTTGTACAAAACTTCTTAGCCAAAGCAAGACTGTCAATATCAATGTTTGACTCATTTACATAGTTGCCTACGCCGTTAATGTCATCTAACAATGTATCTACAAATATATCTGGCGCAAAACTTGAAGAATTTACGTTGTCTGATATTGTCTTGTTGGAAACATTGATTTTTTTGCAGTTCTTGCCCTTTCTGACTAAAGCGCTCACGCTGCGTAAATCTTGTAATCCGCGATTGGCGTAAACACCAACAGCCATCATTGTCAAATCACTATACTTATCAAGAATAAAATTATTTCGTGCAAACTGCTGTTCTGTTACGGCAGTCAACGTGATCTCAGGACCTCCTTCGTGGCTAAATTGAATATTGGTGTCAGAGTTGACTGAGAACATGTCCCACTCGTTAGTGTCAACGGGCCCTCTTTCGTCCTCATCCGGGAAATACCCAATCAATTCGCTGGCATTGACATATCTGCCAGACCAAGACACTTTAATTTGGCTATCGATATCAAATATCTTAGGCTCTTCACTAGTGTCTTCAAGAAAAGCGTATTGAGTAAACGTACGGCCAGATTTAAATTCCGAACTAGGATCGTAAACAGGTCGAAACTCAAAAGACCACTTGCTACGTGGCTGCTGCTCTGTTCCGTTTGATCCTTTAAATCTAATTTGCGTGTAAAAGTCAGATTCACTGCCTCGTCTGACTGCAAAAACAATTCCAACAGGCGCGAAATCAACCTCTCCTTGCTTTTTGTAGTACATTCGGAAAAATACCATACGGCTTTTCACGCCATTGTCAGACGAGCTATATTTCTTAATTTTTTTCTCGCCGTATTTTTTTTGCCGTCCCGATATTCGCCTAAAAAGTTTTACTTTTAGTGAAAAGTTAATAGTATCAATTTCACTTAGTGTCTCGTATGAGGCTTTTTCCGCTTTCACCAAGCATTTCGAGAAAAACGTATTGTCAAAACTTTTCCTGTATTCGTTCCAGTCTTCATAAATCTTTTTAAATTCTTTTAAGTCAGAGCGTTTTTCATTGATTATTTTATTCATCGCCGTCCTCAGTGCTTTTGCTCCCTCCTTGTCTTTTTGGTCGACGCTGGGCAGTTGTTCCAAAATAGTATCGATATATTCAATGTCGTCATCGATTACATCAATTGCTAGCTGATGCATGATGCCAAAATTTCTTATTATGCGGTTGTTGAGTTTATTCTGACGTTTTGTTAGCTCAACATTAAAAGCCTTGATGTCGTCGTAGACACTTTCCAAAAGTTGCGTGTCTGCATTCAATATCCCTTGCTTGTCGCTAGGAGAGTTTGAGGCAATAGCATCACTTTTGATCTTTGTTTTTTGTTTTTCTAAGTCATTTTTTCTTACCTCTGCATTTTTAATGTCTTCTTTTTTGTTTTCAACTTTTTCTCGTCTTTTTATCATTTTTGGATCTTCGGGAAATATGTCGGCTTCTTCATCGTTATTGAATACTCCATTAAAATTAAAATAATGCCAGTTCCTGTTTCGGTCAATGTATATGAATGTATACCAAACGCCACCAAACTCTCCTCTGCCTCCGTCCCCGCGATTTCCCATTATTTTTTTATTATATGCATCGTACTTAACAGTATAACCATTTCCAGTAACATTATTGTCAATAGTTCTATTGCTATGAAATAGTGCTTGGCCACTTGCCTCTCCACCCAAAGGATTGAGTCCTTCTAAGTAGCCATTGTTGCCATGGACTAAATCTTGACCATCATAATCGCAATTGTTTATCGCCTCGATTAGTTTTTTAAGTGCTTTTTTTCGCTTCCTAAATGTCTTCCTTACCTTGCTAACATCAATTAAAACATCTTCTTGCAAGTCTATCTTTAGCTCTTTTGAGTAAGCAATTGATCCAGCCCGATCAATTCTTTGACTCTTTGAAGCTAGCTCAAGTTCACCACCTTCAATTTTTTTTCCATCGTCATCTACAAGGTTAAGTTTTGGAGTCCATGAAACAGTTTCTTTGTCATTGTATTTGATATTAATGAAGGGGTTGGCAGGACTGGTTACAGCAAAAGGGTCTGTAAAGTTGCCTTCATCGCTTAATGGGTGATTGTCTACATCTGGAATTAATTTCTCTGGTTTTGGATTATTTTCGAGAATATGAATTGCATTCTCGATTTCTCTCTTCAATTTCTTGTCATCTTGTTTTGGCTCAGTTGTATTGTATAAACTGGCTGGGGCTGCTCCTGATTCAATGCATTTAAAACGAACTTCTACGTCTCCATTCTCAATGTTTCTATTCCCGTTGCCGCCGTAAGTTTCAAATCTAAACTTTGCAGAACCAAGCATGTAAGTGCTACTAAAATCTAACGACTCAACCATTTGACGGCGCATATCAATTGCGGTTTCCCCTGGATCCTCGTCTTGCTGAATTATCTCAGATTTTTTTCCACTGGTTTTTGTGAATACCAATTCAATTTGATCGTTTACCTGAAAGATCCCACCATTGGCATTATTTTTCCATGTACCGTCCTGCCCAAAGCTGCTTAGTTTTATTAAAATGTTTGACTCTTCCTCGTCGCCATCTGAGTCTCTAGTTAATACATTTACATTAATTGGAACGACATCAAACACTCCAAGACTGGTTGATGCTGTTGGCGTATATGCCTGGCTGAATCCCTCTTTTTTATCGCCATGAAAGGCAATTAGACACGCAGGTCGCTTGTCTGCACCATCATCTGGGGTAAGGCGCTCAGGAAAGAATGTGTTTTTTTCATGCCCAGCCCTTAATTCATTAAACTTTGGAACTCCAGGTTCGCCATTAAGCTTTGAAAAAACATAAAAGCTACCTTTGTCAAAATTCGATAAGTCTTTTTGACCAAACGCAATTGAGTCAAAGTCAACTCTCTTAAGCTTTGATGCTCCAATGACAAGCATAAGCTGCATGAACTGAGAGGAGCCGAAATTCTCAATCTGAGACCAAACTAAAGAACCATTTGCTCTTACACTGCCAAGAGGATTATCATTGTTGTTAGTGTAAATAAGATTTACAGGGTCTCCGTATTTAGCAAGATCCTGTGCGCTGTTAAAACCAAAGCTTGGTGCAAATCTTTGCTGTCTATTTTTCCTTCTTCCTCCATCAGGAATTTCAGGCTTAGGAGCGAGAAGTGCTGCACCAACCTGAAATAAGGTGCCCACAATTGTCAGTACAAGAGCAATAGTGCCAGGATCTTGAGCCCTAACATCAAGCGCTGTGCCAACCTTTGGATCTTTATAGTCCTGCTGTATCGCAACAAAATTTAGGTACTCTTCTTTTGTCACACCTAGCGCTTCGATTAGCTGGTGCTCGTAGGGAAGAAGCTTACGCATCAGTCAATCCAGAAGTAGTAAGCAGACACACGCGGCAGTGGAATGCGAATAACACGTTTGCCAGGCGCAATCAAGATGACACTGCCATCAACAACGCTACCTAAAGCTGGGCTTGTTGGATCAGCCAGCAAAGCTACCGCTCCATGCTCCGGCAGTGTAAGTCGTCTTCCGGTCTGAAGTAACCACTTCGCAAGACGAATTGGTTTGAATGTTTCTTGGGTGTAGGAGTCGTAAGCCCACTCAAACTTCTTAGAGTAATCACTCAGGCCTAAGCGCTTGCGAATTTCGCATACGAGCTGGAAGCAGTCTGTGTAGCCACTGCCATCAGCAAAAGACGCACCCCACTGATACTGCAGACCAATAAGGTCATTCATCGCAATGACAAAGCGGAATCCAGAGGCAAAATGCCAACGTTTTCTTCATTCAACCTCTGCGCTGGAAAATTAGAAGCGACTGCATCGACTGCAGTGTTAAAACGTAATTCAACAGTGCTTTCACTAAAACTTGCGCCAATACCTACGTAAATCTCTTGAGAAATTAAAGCTCCAAGTTGTTCACTTTCTGTTATGAAATTAGTTGTAAGTGTAAGCTGACTTTTTCTGTTACCGTCTCCCTTTTCCACAAGGCGAATTGCATATTTAGTTGCAGGAAATAACACTTTAATCTGAGAATTGTCGCCACCGAGAGTTGATACACTGCCGTCTACTTGGAAAGGCGCAAAATCTGGAAGGTTGACGAAATAGTTTTGATAAGTATGACTATTGCCCTTTGCATCAACTAATGCAAATGCCTGCATTATGCGAATTACACTGCTCATGCTTCAATTTCCCCAAGAAGTTTTACAGTTACAGTGCTTATATCCCTATATACCGCTCTAACTTCAGGTGGGCTGGCGTATCTCCACTTGACATTACTTGGTGCTTGGATGTGCCCTCTAACTGAAGCCCCCATGCCTGCAAATGTTTTGTTCGTTAAAGTAAAACTTTTAAAAGTTCCATTGACTGATTCGTAATGATTCAAAATTTCAAGAGTAGTTCCAGAGTCAGCTTTCAACTCCACAACATCTGAAATATTTTCAAACGTAAGATCCAGCGTATAGCCAGTCTTCTTGTTGCCGTAAGCGCGTCTAAATACAGCACCAGATAAAGATGTATATGTAGTGCTTGGAATGTCACCCATCCTAAATCGACGGGATGTTGGCTTCATGTCAGGGAAACTTGCTGTAGCCATTAGCTAATACCTACTCTGGATCGAGTGCGTGGGCTGTTCTGCATTTTATCTAACGTCATGCTCATACCTCTTTTTGCACCATCATTGGTTGCTTGACGACGAGTAACAACCATTGCCTGCTCAAGCTGCTCACGGCTCACAAACTCTGTTCCACCAATATTAGTAGTCTCAAACGTAAAATTCATCTGATGTACACCAGCGCCTGCAGGAGACCGTCCCATCATGCGCCGCATGTCCTCATTACGCATAATTCCACCGTTTGAACCTGGGATAAACATCTCAGGTCCACGCTCTCCAACCATGTAAGGACGACCAGCTTCTACTGGACCACCGTTTGCTTTAGGCAAGGGAGGCAAGGATCCAGCAGCTTTTGCAGCCCCCTCTGCGCCAAAAGAACCGTATTTAGACGTTATTGTTTCGACACTAGAACCTCCTCCGGCTGTAGCGCTACCCAACCCAGCAAATATTTTTGCTACACCAATAGCAATGTAAGTGGCAATCATCTTTGCGCCTTCTTGCGCCAAGATCCGACCAACACTCTTCAAGAAATCAGCGAATACTTCCTTCGCTGTCTTGGTGCCTTCTATTAACCCCATAATGCCGCTTGTCATTGCATTGCCAACTGCATTGCCGATGCCTTGCGAGATATTCACTGCAACTGTGTGTAGATCATTTAAGCTGTCTTTGGCACTCTTAATGAATTTATCGATAGGCGTTTGGTTCAATACCTTTTTGAACATATCCATCTGCTCTTCTATTTGAGAATCTGTGATGCCTCCTTTATCAGGGTCACGTAATGCCTCAAGGCGTTGACGCTCTCTTGCAATTTCGAGCTGGTTGAATTCTTCTTGTGTTATCAGGCCGAGTTCTAGCTTGCGCTTTGCAAGAGAATCCTGAAGATTGCGATTTAACGACTGGGATGCATTCATTCTTTCTATCAACTTTTCAGCCATTGCCTTGCCAGACTCTTTAATACGCTCTTCAAGAGCAGCTAACTGTTCAGTCTCTCTTTTGTTGATTTCTGCAAGCTCAACTCTTTGCTTTTGCGTTGGTAACTGTTGTGCAGCCTTTCTTGACAAATCTGCCTCGAGCTCGATCTGCTCTCTGACTCCAATTATCGCGTCTTTATCTAGATTGATTCTTGCTATTTTTGCGTCAGCAAGTTCTTTGGTTATATCTTTCATGCCAGCGCCACCAGCTCCACCTGGTGGTGTAGTTAAGTCTCCACTACCTTGACCTGACTTAAATTCACCATACTTGAAAACCTCGAAATCAAATATTTTTTCTAGCTCTTCCCTCATTGCATCAAAATCAACGCTGCCTCCTGCTTCTTCTCGAAGCTTTCTTCCTGCAATTAAAGCACTTTGCTGTTCTACTCTATACGCTTCTTGAACATTACCTGTGAAGCTTGGATGCAACCTTTGAGTATTTGGAATCTCAAAGCCGCCAACACTCAAATTTGGAGTAACGTTTTGAGCAGCGCTTTCAGCTCTATTTAAGGCTTGCTCTGCGTTAAAGCCTCCAGCCATAAGATCACGCTCTCTCATCACTGCTCCATGTATTGCGTCAACACCTCGCCCAAACATATCAACTACAAACTTAAGCGGCGGAGCCAAGGTATTGACGATGTCTCTGCCTAACCCCGCAAATACTTCTTTAATTTTTTCTGCTTGAATAATAAAATCAATTACCATATTTCTAATTGCTGTTTTGTTGTCGTTAACAAAATCAATTATTTTCTTGAACAGATCCTGGAATCCTGCGCCTGCTCTTTGGAAGAAACCACCGTAATTTTCTACTGCCTCGTCGAGTGCCAGCTTTAAACGTGCGCCAGCTTTTTCTGGGGAATCTCCAATCAGTTTTGCAACTTTGTCGTAGTCAAATAGTTGCTTTTTCGAAAAATCTACAAAATCATCGATTGAAACTTCTCCTGCCTTAAGAGCAGCAGCAAGTTCAGGGAGCGTTCGTCCTGTTGCCTCGGCAAACTTGGCTACGGCACCCGGCATGCGCTCGCCGAGTTGTCCTGAAAGCTCTTCTGCACTCAGCTTACCCTTACTTAGGACCTGAACTGTTGCCCTTACAATTGCATTTATGTCCTCCTGACTTTTACCAAAAGCAACACCAGAAGAGACAAGTCCTCTGTAAATAGTCTCTGTTTCTTCTAGGCTTAAATTATTAGCTCTGGCGGCAACTGCAATCTGCGCGAACCCACCAATAGTCTCTTTGAGGCCAAGCGCGTAATCATTACTTATTTCCCTGCTAATCGCTAGTAGCTTGTTATATTCTTCCTGTCCGTTAGCAGCCAATGCAAGCGTTTGCTTGGAAAGATTTAACTGAGTTGTGTATTCTGCCAGCGCTCCTAGCTGTTTTCTAATTTGGTTTGCTTGTGCTCCAATACCACCACCAACAACAGCACCAAGAGGGCCTCCTAGGGCAAAGCCAGCAGCAGAACCAATCAGTCCTTCAACACCACCAAATATTCCAGCACTAGCGATAGCACCAGCTCCTTGAGCAATCTGCGCACCTCCCATGCGAGGTTTGCGATCTAGCTTCCTTAAGCGCGTATCTAACTTTTCTATCTCCCTAGTGACCTCTCTGAAGTCTTTGCTGAGCGGGTCCAGAACGTTGCGTAGCCTTACAAAAGATGCTCTTTGATTCTGGAGACTGGAAATATTGCCATTCCCAGCTCTTGCAGCCATATTGATATCTGCCGCAACTTTCCTATAACTATTACCCATCATCTCAACATCTCTTGCCATAGCAGCAGCAGAGATTTGACCAATTGATTGATACAAATCACTTAGCCTCTGCACAGGCATGGCAGGTGCAGCCATGTGCGCACCTAATGCAGCATTAAACTCAGCGTTTGTGGCAGTTTGACCTGCAATTAAGCGTTGCTTGCGACCCCTAGATCTCTCAGCTAGCTGTTCTGCTCGACGTTGTTGAGCTGTTACTCCTTTAATGGCCTCAACACGTTGCTTGCCTATATCTGTAAGCTGCTTTTCAATGGCAAGGACTTCCCTTTGCGTATCTCTATATTCATTACTTGTGAAATCTAAGTTTTGAAGATTTTCCTTTAGCTCTGATATTCTTAACGACAATGCCGCCGTTGTATTTGGTAGCTCTCTGTTGACTACAATTTGACCAACTCTCGGATCAATTACTCCTGTCGCTGCTGTTTGAGCCCTGCCTATAACAGCTTGACGAGCTTGAGCCCTAGAAAAAGCTTGGCTCCTTTCCTGTATTTGACGAAGAAGATTCAAATACTTATCGCTAGTTACCGATAAATCTCCAAGATCCTTATTTAATTTGCCAATTTGCCCAGCAAATGCATCTGGCCTTCTGGCTGGAATTTGATTTGCAACTTGAGCAAATGTTTTGAATTTTGCTGTTGTTTTGTCTATTTGGAGGTCAGCTGCAGCAAGCTTTCTCTCATAATTGATAACATCTTTGGTAAGGCTTTCAAAAGCCTCGCCGCCTAAATTTGCCTGTGTTCGTAGCTTTTTTAATGCATCAACTTGCCCAGCAATAACCTCCCTGCTTCTTTTCCCCTCGCCCCCAAATTTTTTTACACCTTTTGCAAGCTGCTCTAACTGCTTGTCACTTGCATTAGAAGCGTTTGAAAGCCCGCGCAGTGAACTCTTTAATGCCTTAACGCCCTCAATACCCTCAACCTCTAGCTGAACAAGAAGTTCGCCAACAGTCTTAGCCATTTTCCTTCTTGTGCAATTCGCTTAGCGCTGCAGACTCCATAATTTGAAGACCCTCCAGCACCTCACGGCGGTTCTCCACATCATAAAGGTCAAAAAGCCCCCCGGAAACCAGGAGAACCTCATATTTCAACCCAACGTATCCAGCCATACTGACAGTCCACTGGGTTTGCATGCGCATGAACATCATGACTGTCTCCCAGTTTTCATCCCAAACCTCAAAATCTTCTTTCTTCTTTTTTGTGCGATTAGGCAGGCTTAATCCAAAGGCAGCAGCATCGTCATAAGTTTTGTCTTCAACGACTTTCCCCCCTGATACCCAATAAATAGCCGCCTCTCTTAGTTTCCCGACTCTGCCTCTGCATATGTTTTGGTGTAAGCAGCTAAAACTGCTTTCAACCAATCAATATCGTCCGCAAAATCTACAAGTTCAGAAAGACTAAATTTAACTTCCTTTCCAGCTTCATCTGTGACACCTTCCCAACCGACCATTACCTTTTTAAGCAATTCAACGCCCTGCTCATCATCTAGTTTTTTCAACTCAGACATCTTGACTCGCTTGAATACTGCAGTGAACTCTGAAGTTTCAAACTCACCAGGCTTGCTATCACTGGGTTCTTTTACTTCAACAGGCCATTTGAAGGTTTTTACTTTCTTGCGAACAAAAGCCATTACATAGCGGCATAAGCTGGCTCAGCATACACAAAAAAAAGGAGCCCGCAAAGGCTCCTCTTTACTGTGACAGTATTAGGTCAGGTGTAAATCAGATCAAACTCAGCGTTGGCAGCCGAGTCAGGAACGCAAGTGTAGGGAATCTCCAGCATCGCAATGCCATCTGAATCTCCGTACGAAACATCACCAATATCCACTTTGCTAGAAGTGAATTGGACAATGTTTCCTGCAGCAGTGCCGTGAGTGAATTGCAAGTTGCCAAGCGCCGCATCATCATCAACAGCTGAAGCGAAATAATCTTTCGTCGCCATTAACACTGCCTCAATCGAGACTGAACCAGTCACCTCACGATTAGTAATCAGAACCTCTTTGCCTGCACCAATCAACTCGCGATAGATGATTTCATTTCCAAGTTCAAACGAGAAGTTCTGCAAATTGCCTGCATAAGAAAGCAACTGAAAACTGGTGGTGTTCCCGTTCTTGAAGAGCAGAGGGTCTGCTTGGTTCGCATAGGTTGGTGTCGGCAAAGCACTGTCATCAGGGGCGTTGTAGATGCCAGTAAAAGAAAAGTCCAGAGTTGGGATTTCTCCAACTGAGGCACTAATCGCCACAGTTCCCCTACAGCCAGTCATCTTGTGACGCACACCATCAATGTTGTAGTGAATGGTGACGGATTCAAACCCAGAACTAACAGGGTCATAGGTGACTGAAGTGCCAGCAACAATGGTTTCTGCCAAGCCACAGGCCTTTAATGCTTTGCCGTATTGAGGTGCAGTCCCAGCCGTTCCAGAGCCAGCCAGCTCAACACTAAAGGTGCATTCAACACGAGTGTTAGCAAGCAGCTGAGGTGATGCGCCCAAATAAGGACGAATCAAATCACGACTAACAACATCACTACTCTGTGGCGTGATGCTCAGATCACTTACTAGAACTGCGTCTGCTCCTGTTGGAGTTGGATCGGTCCCGTAAGTTGACTCCGTCTCTATCAGAACGAGGCGTTTGCGGAGTAGCAGTGCCATCGGATGCTTCCTTTGATGTTTGTGGTGATTGCGTCCGCGAAATCAAAGTGCGTACGCCTGTTTCAGGGTCAAGAAGGTAGGTTCCGCCTTGACCGCTGTGTTCGTCCATCATGCTAAGTCGAAGAGGTTGTTAGGTTTACCGTAGCTCAGGTTCCTTATTGAGTTAAATCGTCAACGTCCGTTCGATAACGGATCTCGAACTCACAACCTATTAATCCAAGAGGTCTGTCAGCCTCAACAAACTCGAATTCAGTTCTTACAGGAACAACATCGTGTGCATAGCCACCAAGAGTTAAGTCGTTCATGACTTTGCTATGCAACGACGCAACTGTGTCATCAGCTGCTTGATCAGGAATGTCAGACCTTTCAATTACTGTAATACGCACAGTCATCGTCCAATCGAGCTTTGGAAGACTTGTGTTCTGTACGCAAATATCTCTTATTGGCTGAACAATAATTGCTGGAGACTCAGCCCTTGAAACAGCGTCAACACGAGTGCGATAGATCCTTGTGCCAACACCAACTGTGTCAGTTAAAGCAGTCCTGATAGCCGCCAGGATGTTTTCACGCTTGGTGGTCATATCTAATCCTTCATGAGCATCACACGCATAATTTTACCGTCGTCAAGCAGCATTGGTTCTCTTACCGTATAAGCAACGCCGTCCACAGTCATTGCGCTTCCATTCGTGACTGTGGAAAAATCAGATGTTTTAACGACAACTGCATAGTCAGTCGTCAGGACCACCCCGTCAGCAATGATTTCATTGGGTGATTCAAAGTAACCAACTCCTGTAGTAGAGCCAAAAACTACTGGCACTGTGAAGCCTGGCGTATCAAAAAAAGCGTCTAGGTCTTCAGTAAATGAAAGTGCCATATGAAAAAGCCCCCGGATGTCCGGGGGCAGAGTTCAAAATCAGTTGTACTTCTTGCGACCCAGTGCAGTGACGCTTACAGCGCCAGCACCAGTTCCACCAGCAACAGTGATCACCACACGGGCATAACGCTTGATCTCATCGGTGTTTACCGTAAGAGTCTCAACGAGAGCTGTGTTAGCAGTCGTAGTCGTGAAGGCTGCGTCTGTTACATCAGCAAAAGTGCTGTTGTCAGCAGAATCTTGCACCTTGACTGCATAAGTGATGCCTGAGCCACCAGCTTCTGCATCAAGGGTCAAAGTGATGTCGCCTTCATAATCCAGAAGATCAACCCCTGTTTCGTTGCCAGTTGCCGTGACAACGTCATTAGGGGCAAAAGACAAGACGGTCAAAGTCCGTCGTGTGTTGCCGATGCTCATTCCTTAGTCCTCTTGCGAGTAGTGGGCTTTTTAGGGGGGCAAGAAGGTGCCTCTTCCTCTGCCGGAGGTTTGGCGGGACAAGCGACAGCTTCCTGTTGATGCTCAACAGCTTTGCCAAGACCAATGAGGGTCACAGCTGCACTGTTTTCGACTTCCAAAATGGAGCCTGCGTCTGCAGGCTCCCCGGAAATCATTACTGGCCTCAGAATTTCAACCTTCATGAGTCAGAACGAGGTAGTAAACCGCCAGTATCAAGTGGCGAAGCAGAACGCGCCAGGCTGCTTAACGGCGAAGTCAACATCTTGCAGAGCAATGATGCGAACAGTGCCAGCAGTTGCGCCTGCAAATGGATCAACAGTCAGATCCAAGCCAGACCACATTGCCATGATCAGCTGTGAGAAATCACCAAACAGTGCATCGTTGTTGCCGAGCTGGTTAGAGACGGTTACGGGGTAACCGTTGATCTCGTCATTCTCGTAAACAAACTGAGCAGTGCCACTTGCCTTCTCGGTGCTCTTCAGAGCGCCACGAGCAGAGGCATTGATGATGTAACGCAGAGCGCCAGCATCAGCGTTTGCAACAGCAACATCGGTTTCCATACCGATGTACTCAGCAAATGTTCCAAAGCTGGTCAATGACTGAGTGCCAATGCCAGTGGTGTTGATAATGCCGAGGGGCTGGTTAGAAGAACCAGAACCATTCAGACCAACGCGATCCAGTTCAAGAGCCAAAACTTGAGCAAGGTCGTCACGAACCATCTGCTCAACGTCAATGCTGGACTGAAGCAGCAGCTTGCGGGAATAATCCACGAAAGCACCACAAGTCTTAGGTGAAAGGTTCACCTGCTCGATGGTTTGCTGGGACTCAGTAGGAGAAGAACCCTCGCCTACCCAGTAAGCAGTGGCAGCAGCAGACTGCTTGGGAATAGAAATGTTGCCGTTGATGCCACTCAGAGTGGTCATGCCAGCGCCAGCCAGTGCCAGCTTGTTACGAAGCAGGTCAATGAACGAGCCGCTCAGCAGCACATCATCGACGAGATTGCCACCAGCAGTTGCTGTACCGACGTTCAAGTCACGACGCAGCACCTCGTTAGGAACAACGATGCCGTTAGAAGAACGGTCGTACTGCTTAGCAGCAGCAGCGCCTACCTCAATCTCAAACTCAGCCTCGCGACGTGCTGATGCATCGCCAGGAGTTGCCAGATAGTTCAGCGCACGAACAAAGCTGAAGCGCTTGACTTCTTTCTGAGAAAGGCCGACATCGTTAGAGGTGACATCGGCAGAACGGATGGGCTGTTCCACTTGACGAGTTCCGAGTTTTTCGAGGATTGCAGCACGAGCTTCATCGAGGGAGTTGTCTCCATCGATCAGTTCTTGTGCGAGTTCTGGCATGCGGTGTTGAGCACCCAGAGCATTGATAGCGGCAACACGGTCTTTTTCGGCCTTTTTAGCCTCCGACCGGATCACCTCCAGGTTTGGAGCTTGATCTTCCATAACAGGAGTGGGTGTAGATGCGGTCGTGACCGCTGAACGAGTTTCCTGTTCTTCAACAGGAGCTTCGTTTGTAATAATAGTGGCCTCAGGTTGAGAAGATTCAGGCATTGTGGGCTCCTTTGAAAGAAGGGAACGTCCAATACCAATTGTTGGATCAGCTGGAATAGAAACCAAGCTGAGTTCGTGAGGAGTCCAGCTAGTTGCAAGAACTCCTTCTTCTCTCTGCTCTACTTCGTCGATTGAATAACCAAACGAAATACCACGCAAGATGCCGTCTTTAACGTCATCTAGATATTGTTTGGCAAATTCAGACCTTGAAAAGCGGATTTTTGCATAAGCCCGCTTTTTGTCCTCGTCCAAATAAGCCCGCTCAACAACGCCCAAAACTTTGTCTGGATTGTGGTTGAAAAGGAAAGGAGCACCGTCATTAAGACGCATGAAGTTTGGCGCTTCACTTTCATGACTCAGGACTTCTGAGCCGAAGTACCGAGAAACTGGATACTCAGAACTGAAAGGAAACTCAAAGGTTCGCTCATCGATAGTGCGAATCTCAGTCGCCTCAGTGCGCTGCATGCGCTCACCAACAACTGAACGCTTCTCTTCAGGCTCTTCTGCCCGAATAGGAGCAATCTTGGTCAGGGTGCTAAATCGATGACCAACGCGCGTATCGGTCTTTTCACCGTTGCGATAAACGCAGATCAAGGCAGCAGGATCATCTTCAGTGCCATTGATGGTGAAAGACGAATCTGGAACGTCGATGGTGCCATCACGTTCGATTCGTTCAATTAAGCCACGAGCGCGACCACCAGAGCTGTTCCAGGAGACAAAGTCCCCTACTTTCAGCGCGTCAGGTGCAGCTC